AACATCATTTTATGATGCAATTTTAAATTAAATTTAATTTCAATAAAAAACTATCATCATCTGAGTCAAGTTATAAGGGAGAACTGAAAGTCCATTATATTGAATTTTGTTCTTTAACAAATCTTCAAAGAAGCTCTCGTATGCGTCTTGCGTTTTTTCTATAATAAAACTTTTTCCAATATAGGAAACTATTTTTATATTATTAGAATCTGAATTCACGGGTGAAGAAATTTTTTCAGTTATGGCAACGGTATTTATACTACTACTAAAATCAGCTGCCTCCTCTGTTTTATTTTCCGAGGATTGTTTTTCGTTAACTTTTTGTTGATCTTCTGAAGAATCTTTTTTTTCACCCAGCCCTTTAAAATGGATATAAAGATTATTTAATAATTTAGAAATTGAACCCGCCTCTACATCCGACAAAAAAGAATATAATCCAAAAAAAGCATTCTTTGACACTTCTGGATTTGATTCTAGAAAATCAGAAAATCTTTTTCTACAGGAGCAGTCTGGATTTTCAAGAGCGCTCGCCACATCAGCGTGTATAGATTCATGAGATTTAAAAAAATTTAAAATGAAAGCTTTATTAGCTTCATTATATTTACAAACAGCTTCGAACACATTAAGCAACGAAGCGCCAAGCGGACGATTTTTTGGTATTATTTGACTTAAACCAATTAATCCATTTAAAGAATTTTCTACTGAACTGATTGCTTCTTCTCTTGTTTCCATAAATTTTTTTTATTATTTACTTATCATAATAAAACCCGTATTTTTTTCAAAAAAAAAAAAAGCATAAAATATTTTTTTTTACATTTGGTTAATTTTCGTGTAAATTTTGAGAATGAATATATTTTTAAAATCTGAAACTGGAGTAGGTCCGGATGTTGGGTCATCATTAATGATGACCGTATATCCTTCAGAAATTCAAATTATATTTACAAAACAAGAATTCATTACTGGTAAAAATTTTACTATTCCAGATGATTCCACGCATGTCAAAATTGAATCATTAAATGGGGTATGCAAAAATAGCATAACCCTACCAGTGTACCCAACTCCTACCCAAACTCCTACCCAAACTCCTACCCAAACTCCTACCCAAACTCCTACCCAAACTCCTACCCCAACCTCCACTCCGCCACCACCGTCGCCGACACCACCACCACCACCGTCGCCGACACCGTCGCCGTCACCGTCGCCGTCACCGTCGCCGACATCATCTCCAACCCCAACTGTAACTACAAGCCCCACAACCGGTCCCGGTCCCGGTCCCGGCCCTGACCCAGGCCCTGACCCAGGCCCTGACCCCGGCACGTCTCCGCCTCCGGGTCGACCAAGTATAGTCACGGCAGGGATAGCTGGTATTAACCCTGGATGTGAACCACTTGGTAATGATGGAAAGGTTAATTCATTTTTTCAAGCCTCAGCCTCCACCGATAATCAGATAAGTTACTGCGTTGGATACCTAAATTGGATATATTTCTACGCCGACGGCAAGTTGTTAGACTCGGGCAGTATGAGCCAAAATTCTCAAAAGACGCTTGGCGGCACGATAAGAACTGATCCGAAAGGGCCCCCCGTAAAGTTATCCGTTAGAGCATACGCTGCTTCCGGTGTCAGTGAGGGGTCGAAGAATTGCGGCTTCGATAAAATTGTAGCAACAGCAGAACTAGCTGGAATGAAAGCGTGTTGTAAATGCGAAGAGCTTGAAGGCTCATACACAACTTTACCAGTGGATCGGTGTATTGCTCCTGGAAATACCGGTGATACCTGGTTATGTCATACCAGCCAATTCGAAACCACTACATGTCCATCTTGGACAGAGAGAGCAAGCATAGATTGTTATACTTGCAAAAAAGATCCAAACGGAGTGCCGGACTGGTTCACGACAAATTCAAACGGCGTTCCGACCACCCCATCTGACATTTGCGCAATAAATCCAGACGGAAGCCCTGGAGAGGTAACGTTAACCTTCACTGATCGCAATGGATGCGAAGCCGAAAAAACTGAGACGGTTCCTGGCACAAAGCAAACCGAATTTTCAGAATGGGAGGGGGATACGCCGGAATCCATATGCCAGGGCGAAACGGGAACAAGGTACAAGACAATAACAAATGAATGTGGAGGAGAAGCCCCAGAAGAAACCGTAAACGGAACGAAAGATTGCGACTGCCCATCAGGCACTGTAAAAAATATTAACGATTTATCTTGTTCTGCGCCAAATAGGGTGGTAGAATCTGCAGGCGGAGCAGATTTACAAACAACATGTTACAGCTGTGATGAGTGTATGTTCGGTGATTCAGATTGGATGCCACCATCTGATACAATTTGCGATACAGAGGACGAAGCGGAACAAACGAGGTATGGATTTTGGAGCGACGGGGAAAAATGCGAGGATACAAGAACCGGCTACGGAACAAAAGATTGTAGTATGTGCGAACAATGTCCTGATACCGATTACGACGAAGGTGACTGGAAATCTGATACCGTCGCATCGTGCGAATGTAGAGGTTTCGTGCAAACAAATGATGGGGTAAGACCCGAGTGTTGCGTAAAAACTCGCAGTATGGCTGGAACATGTAGCGATTGCGGTCCATCATGGGATGGTTGTAATTGTATCGGAAATGACAATTGCAGATCTTGCGGCGGTTCTACGTGTGTACCGGAGTGATGCATAAAAACTCGCAGTAGTTGACTTTTTATTTAAATTAATATATGTTTAGCAAATGAAGATTGCTTTACCTGTAGAAGACGGTTACTTTAATATTATCCATAATAAATTTTGTGATTTGGATTGTTACTTAGTAACTCCTGAAAGAGATGCGAAATGGAATAAAAATAATTTATTTTATCGTTCTTTAATCACTGACAAAGAAGGAAATGTATTATCCTCTGGCTGGCCCAAGTTTTTTAATTACGAAGAGAAACCAGAATGCTATCCGAAATTAGAGGATTATAATGATTGGCGTTTTGTTGATAAGGTGGATGGCTCTTTAGTCATTTGTGACTATGTTAATGGTCAATTCTCAATGAGAACCAGAGGTACGGTATCTTATACAACACTACCTAATGCAAAAGACTTTGAATCACTTCCAGAAAAGCATCCAAAGGTAGTTGAGTTTTTAAAAGAGAATCCACATCTTACTCTATTATTTGAGATTGTAACTCCTAATAATGTTATTGTAGTAAGACCAAAAGAAATAGAATTCTATCTTCTTGGTGCAATAAACAAGAACGGAATGGCTGTAGCATCCAATCAAGACTTAACCGATATATGGAGAAAGATTGGGCCTATACAAACCCCTCAAACATATCAGTTTGACAATATCTCAGATCTTTCTAAAGTAGCCCAACACATTAAAAAATGGAAAGGCAAGGAAGGAATTGTAATTTCTTATAATAATAATCAAAACCGAATCAAGATGAAGTCGGATTGGTACAGATTCATTCATACTGTAAAATCTGAATTAAATTCCACTGATAATTTAATTGATTTTTATATAGAGAAAGAAATGCCTTCTTCTGAAAATTTTAGTAAGATAATTGAAACAGAATTTGACTATGAGATAGCCCTTCAGTTAAAGTGCGAGATTGAAAAAATCTGCGCCGCTGGAGAAAAGGCGAAAAAATATATTGACAATTTACTTGAAATAATTCATGATATTAGAAAAGTAGAAACCAGAAAAGAACAAGCCGAAATGATAAAAAGAAATTGTGGGGAAAATTCTGGGTACGCTTTCTCCATCTTGGACAACAAAGAAATAACCAAAATACAATGGTTTAAAATGATTAAAAAACATTATGAAAGTTAAAGAATTACTTGAGATATTACAACAACTTGATCCAGAAACATTGGTTATTGTCGATGGTTATGAAGGAGATTATAATACTCCTAAAAAAGCAGTAGAAACAATTGTATGCGAACAGCATACGGAATGGTATTATGGAGATTATCAAATTTGCCCGAAAGAGGATCCGGCCGCAATAAAAGCAATATACCTACCAAGATAAATTTATCAATATGAAAATAAAAAACACACTATTAGCAATATTTGGAACCTGCTTAATGTCATGCTCTACAACTCCAACAAATTCAGAATCCTGGATGGAAACAAAGCGAAATGCATGCCTTCCTACCGCAATTGCTTTCCGAGAAGGTTTACAAAAATATGATGTTTGGTCTGAAGTGGTTGTATATCATTGGATTGACGCAAAAACCAAGAAACCAAAAGGTCATGCAATAGTTGCATATATGTATCCAAAAGGAAAAAATCAATTATGGACTTATGACTTTTGGGGGAGTTATAGAGTTCGCGCATTTAAAGATAACCCTCTACAGATCGCAAAAGAAGCAGTTAAGGTTAGACTAGAAGATAGAGAAGTTTATTTTGCAGAATTTATAAAATAAGATGTATTTTAATTTCACAATAAGGAACTTTTGCAAACCAAGAAAAGAGTTTAAAAAATATTTTTCATCCTATAAACAACTTTCAAAATATAAAAATGTAGAATTCGAAACATTTTATTCAGGAGATAACATTTTTCAATTTGAATTAGATTTTTCTCCAATTGCAAGAGATCATGGCGGTTTGGGTATAAATTTAAATTTTTTGGGGTTTGAATCTGGTTTGAGGATTTACGATTCACGTCATTGGGATTATAAAAATTGGTGTTGGGAAGAATAACATTGACATTTTTTAAAATTATAATAATATAAAATATATGAAATCAGAACTTGAACTTAAACTGGTAAAAAAATATCCTAAAATTCTTAGAGACTA